GTTTCCCAGCCACGATAGAACCAAGAAACCTATACCTAAGACTACGTTTAGTCATAAGTGTATCCAGTCTGACATTCCTTATATTTTAGGGAAGTATAAGACGCCCAAATCGGAAGTACTAAAGTATTCCTGGAATGGTAAAACGTACAGCCCAGACAATCTACCATTCTGGGGACGTTAAACTAACAGAATATCCCACCTTTCTATATGAAGTGCAATTATATCTTATTAGAAAGGATGGGGCAGAATGTGTAGGTACCAAATTCTTCTCTTCTGATAAACCTTTAAAAGTTAAGGAGTCGCAGTTCATCAAGATGGATAAAGAGATTACCTGTGCTAAGTACATTACTTGGATAGGAGCACCATTAGATTATTTGCGAAATAATAACTTTAAAGTATTTAACAGTGAGAAAGCTAGACAAAGACGGAAATCCAATACAAGAAGTAACAAGTGATGGAGTTCAAACAGTGGGTGCAGAACCTACTATGAAATATACTGAGAGAGTTATTGATACTACAAGACGTAAATGTCCTTTATCGTCGGTAATGATTGAAATGTTAGTAAAGCAGATGTCTGCTGAACTAGCTAATCATGCTTTGTATATGACATTCGCTAATTACTTTGAAGTAGAAGGACTTCCTAAACTTGGCATCTACTGGAGAGGTAGAGCTAAAGAAGAGTACCTACATCATTCGTGGTTATTTGAATATCTAACCGAGAATGATGCCTTGTTCCAGTATCCCCCAGTTCCTCCTATTAAAGTAGATATCGTAGATAGAATCATGCCTTTTGCTGCTACGGTAGACAGGGAAATTGAGACTACTATGAGTATCAACAAGATTGTAGACCAGGCTCAGAAAGAAGGAGATTGGGCTACATTCCAGTGGCTAAACGGAGATGATGAAGATACTGGTATGCTAGTTAAAGAACAAGTAGAAGAAGAGTCCATTAGTAGAACTATTCTTGATATGGCTAGAGAACAAGCTACATGGCTTCGTAAAGAGAACGCCATACTTGACTTCTATAATGGTTTAGGTAGGAAATAATATCTAAATAGAAGATTAGACCATCTAAAGAGATAAGACTTATTATCTTATAAAGTTAATCTTATGAAAGAGAGAGTAGAATATAGAATTGATTCCTTTACTGATTACGCAAACATTGAACGTAAATTCATTATGGCAGCAGTATCACAAGAAGTAGATGCTGTTATTACTGATTATAGTGATTCTGATGCAGTTCATTGTGATGGTGTAAAGAAACTATCAATAGGAGTTGCAATATGTAACCCGGAAGATGAGTTTAACGAGGAAGTAGGTAAAACAATTGCCTTAGGTAAAGCTCGCAAAGGAAACAAACATGCTTTCTACAGTACAGATTCAGGTTTAATCAATCGTGGTGTGGTAAATGCACTCTTAGATCAAGAAGTTGCATTCTTTAAACAATGCCCAGGGAAGTATATTGCTGGTTATAATACAGCAAAAGAGGTATATGAATTAGATTCCCGAATGGTAGAAGTTGAACTTAATCTGAATGACAAGGAAAGAGAATGTTTAGACACATTGCTCACAGCCTCACCAGAGAAAGTGAATGATATTGTAGATTTGTATAATCATTACTATCTGCAATGAGTAAACCATTTATAATAGGAGCTACTATAGCCATTATAATAGTTGTAGTTGGTTTATTACTAAAGGAAGATCCTGTAGTAATGCCAGATACCAACAAATATGAAATGACTATTGATTCGCTTAATAAGGAAATAAGAGATTTAGCAAATACTAATGATAGTATTCTTAGTGTTATCGCTACTAGTAACGGTAAAATAGATACTATAAAGTATACATATGAGAAGGAGTTTATTAATATTACTAATCAGCCTATTGCCAACGATGTGGTGTTCTTCACAGAATATCTATCCGAAGTTGGTAAATGACTCATTAATAGTTATAACTCCTAAACAGCTAAAGTCGACTAATCTTATATTCCTGGAGCATAAGAAGTTAAAACTTGAGAAGGTAGAACTTATAAAGCAAGTAGATTCTTATGCCTTACTAACTGCAAACTTGGCTAAAGCTGATAGTCTACGTAAACTTCAACTGGAAAGAGCTAACATGCACATTAAGTTGCAAGATACAGCTATTCAAACACAGCAAGAGCAGTTACGTAAAATAACTAAGAAGAATAAAAGATTAACCACTTTATCAACAAGTCTAGGAGTAGTTACTGTAGGAGTAATAATGGCCTTATTATTCAAGTAATTTACTAAGACACAACTAACTCAGAGGCGCATGGCTAAGAAGCAATCCGAAGACTGTGACAAAGACAGAGATGGAGTTAAATACAAGTATCCTGAGCGCACCTGTAAAGAATGTGCTAAATATCCCTGTTTCAGAGGTATTGAGCACAGTGTTTGTGATTTCGCCAAGTATGGTTGTGTGCATTATAAAGACGGTGGGGTTAATAAACGACAAAATGAGCTGGTGGGCTCGGAATGATGATTCAATATACCATACGCGTTGAATTACTAGCTAGTAAGGAAGATGCTGGTGGTTATATAGTCTATGCATTCAAAGATTTGTCAAACGGCACATATAAAATGTGTACCAGATGTCCTAACTGGGAAGGTCCATTCTTAAGAGTTGGTGACATCGGGTATTTGAAATGTAAGGAAGTATATGCAGGGGAAGACACATGGTATAATCCCATCACTGACTCCTTTGAGAAGTATAAATATACCGATATATATTTCGAAGACTTTGTTTATGAGAAACCACCAGAAGGTGAGATTATACTGTAAAAGATTATCTAAATTAACGAGATTAGACCATTATCTAAAATTAATATGATATATCTATGTTCAGAGAGAAATTGGCATCAGCTATCGATAGAAAGAATAATGACATCAACTCTTTCATTTGGAAGGGTCGTAAGCAAGAAGTAAATGGAGCTTTAGTACAAGAGGAGAAACGCTTGGTTGATTGTACTGAAGAAGAACTTCGTAATTTCTATGCACATTGTGATTCTATGCTCTATAATACTAACAAGGACTATCCTGGTCGTTATGTTCTATTGGACATTATTAAAGACCAGCGTCAGCGTTGTAACGCAGAATTGTTCTTGCGCTGGTTAGAACAGGAGCAGCATATGCCAAGGTTTAAGTTCCTAGAGGCGTTAGTCTCTTTCTTGGATATTAATAAGGACGGTATAGACCCGAAAGAGTATCCAATTGAAGGAACTATGTGCGGCTGTCCTAAAGAGTTTGGAGACATTCCAACAGAGACAGTACGCGAAGGTTGTTTGGACAGACTGGGAAAGTTCAACAAACAACACATTACTCTTACATTTATTCTCAAGCAAGGTCTATGGTTCACTGCTCAAGAGAGCAAGGACTTAGTGGAGAAAGACCCTAAGACAGGTCAGATAAGAGATAAGATTGAAGTGGCGAAGGAAAGACTAGGTCTGAAGCCCACAATGCCTCTTTATGTTACTCCTAAAGGACTTAGCTATTCACAGCTTCGTTCTATGGTTAATTTGAAGAGTAAGAAGTATACAGAACTAACTACTGACCAATTAAAGGTTCTTAGAAATAGAATCTTGTATTCTTTGGAAGATGAAGTGAAGTTCCATATATCTCAGTGGGAAACTCGCAAGAACCAAATTAAATTAGTATGTGATGCTAAAGGCTATACTTTATAATGTACTCTGGATGCTGACCACAGTTAGTCCAGATTACTATGTAGTAGGTATAAGCTGCTTAACGTAACTTGTGAGAATTTACTAATATTAAATAACAGGGTTCAAGGTAATAGATTCAAATGAGTTATTAATTAAGGGCTTAGCCTATAACAAGTGGCAGACTTATTCGGAAACGTAAGCAGAGATGAACGCCAAGCAATTGGTGTTCAACGTTGGGTAGATAATAAGTTGCGTGGTTCTTTAGTCTATTGTACCGGTTTCGGTAAGACTAGAACTGCCATTATGTGTATGAAAAGATTCTTGGCTAAGAATCCTGGTAGAAGAATTATAATAGTAGTACCTACTGATGCACTACAGAGACAATGGCTTAGTGATTTAACAGAGCAGCAAGTCCCAATGGTGTACGAGGTACTAATAATAAACTCTGTTGTGAAACATGAGTGGACATGTGATTTGCTAGTACTTGATGAATGTCATAAATATGCTTCTGACTTATTTGGGAAGGTATTTGAGGTAGTTAAGTATAAAATAATTCTAGGTTTAACTGCAACTATGGAACGACTAGACGGTAAGGATAGTTATATCAAGAAGTATTGTCCAGTAGTTGATAGAGTAGATGTTAGTGAAGCTACTGCTAGGGGCTGGTTATCTCCTTATAGGGAATATAAAGTCATGGTAGAAGTAGATAATCTAGACAAATACTATGAGTTAAACAGAGAGTTCTATGAGCATTTCGCTTTCTTTGGTCATGACTTTACACTTGCTATGGCTTGTGCTACTAAATGGCAGAAGAGAATTGAGCTAGCTAAAATTATGCTTCCTGACTTGACAAGAAACCAGATGAATGGAAAGCTCTTAATAAGACCATTCTAATTCATGCTATGGGTTTCAATAGGACTTTACAGGCAAGGAAGAAGTTCATTTATGAACATCCTAAAAAGATAGAACTTACAAATATGATACTTGAGCATAGGCAAGACAAGAAATGTATTACTTTTAGTAAGACAATCAAGATTGCCGAACAAATCAAGTATGGTAAGGTACTATCTAGTAAGGAAACTAAGAAGAAGGGAAGGATGACTTTAGAGGAGTTTAAATCAGCATCTGTGGGAGTACTTAATACTTCTAAGATGTTAGATGAAGGAGCTGACATACCAGGACTGTCAGTAGCCGTTATTCTTGGATATGATTCCAGTCCTACGTCTAAGACGCAGAGAATAGGTAGAGTTATTAGAAAGGCAGAGAATAAAGTAGCGGAAGTCTTTACTTTAGTAATCAAGGGAACCGTTGAAGAAGAATGGTTTCGCAAGAGTACTGGTAGTAAGGATTATATCACTATAGCCGATTCTGATTTATTAAATCTACTAGAAGGGCGAGAATTTACTCCTAAGAAGAACAAAGAAACTAAAATGATATTTAGGTTCTAATGTTTAGAGTGTTATATTGCAACATAGGTGCTGAAGGGCAGCCTGATAGAACTTCAACAGTATCTACTGATGTTGATGCTGTTAAGCTATTAGAGCTGTTAGAGAAGCATTCAGAGCATCGTATTTGCATGATGTCTGTGCATTTAGAGCGTAGCCCTCTAGATGTGCAAAGTCTTATTACGAGCCTGAAATTTAAGTAGATTCGTTTTGAAATGTAACAAGATTATCGTATCTTTGTAATCCTTAACGGTCAAAATTACATGACAACTGAAAGATTGCTTGAACTTGTAATGCTTACTAACACGTTTGATAGTATCATTCATGCTAGTGGTGTCAACGAAAACGGTGAAATTGAATTTGAAGGTGGAATCTATGACGTCAAGGCTATGGTAGCAAGGCAGACAGAACTCTTTAAAGAGTTTATAGCTCCTTACGAAGTAGCAGGCGAAGCTTATGTGATTGAGGACACTGAGAAATCAGAATAACAAAGTATCACAGCTGATAGATTAGTAAGTTATTTACTTATTAATCAATACGCTTGGAGAAATTAAGTTTAACAATAGAGAATCAGTTGTTAATAATGGAGCAGTATAGGCTTACTGCTGAGGAGTTGTTAATGATTGAGTTGCTATTCTTGGCACAACCAGAAGAGGGACATAAAGACTCCCTCATCCGATATCTGGGAATGCCAATAACTAAAACCCGCCTTAGAGACGTATTATTAAGTCTACAGGTGAAGGGAGTCATTACTAAGAAGTATAAAATTCCCGCAGAGGGTCAGACGTTTGACCCTGAATCTGTAATCTTTAATGAAAACTTCATTAAGAATTATAGAAAGTATTCCGGAGACCTGGGAGGAGAGTTCTGGGAAGCATACCCAGATATTGTCATTATTAATGGCAGGGAGTATAGCTTAAAGAACTGGTCTAAGAAGTTTAACACTTTGGAAGATATGTTCTTTAGATATGGCAAGAATATAGGATGGAAACTTGAGAATCATAAAAGAGTGATAGAGTTAGTCAATTGGGCTAAGCAGAATAAATGTAATCTGATAAATGTCAACATTGCTGACTTTATAATGTCTAAGGCTTGGGAAGGCATCGAGAAGTTTAAAGATGGAACATATGAAGAATTAGTGTTTGATACTATGACGGAACTATGACATATACTAGCAGACTAATCGAACTTATCAAAAGAGGTAGAGAAGGTGACAATCAAGGGTTATCACTTGGAATGCCTAAGCTGGAGCATATAATTGACGGATTAACTCAAGAGACCTATTACCTGATTGCCGCAGGAACTGGTAACGGTAAGACTAGTTTCGTGCTTCACTCCTTTATATATAAGGCTCTACTGGACTCTGATTCTGATAAGGATGTTCAGTTTATTATATTCTCTTTGGAGATGAGTGCTGAGCAGTTACTTGCTAAATTGCTCTCTCTTCATATATATGAGACATATGGTAAACAAATATCTTTTAAAGAGTTATTGTCTAGAGGCAAGGACTCTACACTCTCTAATGAGGATTATGAGTTAGTACGGGAATGTATTCCATGGCTAGAATCTATAGAGGACAGACTAATAATACATGACGGCACTCTCAATTCAGAGAAGTATAAGTCTCTAATCATAGAGGATTTAAAGAAATTTGGAACCTTTGTTGATGAAGATACTTATGAACTTAATAATCCGAAACAAATTATCGCAGTAATTACTGACCACTTAGGCTTAGTGAGACCACAGTTGGGTCGTAGCAAGAAAGAGGAGATTGATACCATATCGGCATATGGTGTCTCATTTAGAAGTAAATGTAAGATATCTCCAATCAATATTATGCAGTTCAATAGAAATGCTAATAATGCAGAACGACTAAAACAAGGCTTGCAAGAACCTGATTTGTCAGATTTAAAAGAGAGTGGTTCTCCGAGTGAGGATGCCAATGTAGTATTGGTATTATTTAATCCATTTAGAAGCAAATTGTCTACATATAGAGGATATTGCATTAAAGAGCTAAAGGATGGTTTCAGGTCATTATATGTTCTTAAGAATAGATTTGGTGCGTCTGATGTAGCCATTGGTGTAGGATTTTATGGTAGGTGTGGTATCTTTAAAGAGCTTCCATCTGCGTCTGAAATCAATGATTATGACAAGTATAAGAATCCAGATTGGACTATTATTGATTTCCCAGACAGTGAAGTCGAGATAGAACGAACTAAGAAAGATGATTTACGCGTAACCATAACATTATGATTTAATGAGCCAAATTATAGGACTTGGAGGATTTTCGGGAAGTGGTAAGTCTAGTTCCCTACAGTATTTAAACCCAAAGGAGACATTTATCATTAGCTGTACTCCTAAACAATTATCAATTCCAGGATTTAGGAAGAATTACAAGAAGCTAACTCAGGACAAAGACAAGAACTATGTTGGAAATTGGTATTTCAGCAATGAATTTGCCAAAGTGATGAACATCATGAATGTAGTTAATGTTAAAATGCCAGAGATTAAGGTCTTAGTAATTGACGATAGTAATTATCTTCTTTCACAAGAGGTGATGTCTAGAAGTGCGGAGAAAGGATATGATAAGCATATTGACTTTGCAAAGCACTATTATGATTTAATAATGAAGGCTATGACTCTTAGAGAGGATTTAATTGTAGTGTTCATATCTCATATTGTAAATGACGGTAACGACTATGACCCTAAATATAAGTTATTTACTACTGGAAAGATGTTGGATAGGTCTGTTAATATAGATGGACTGTTTAATTATTTGCTGTATGCAGAGAAGATTGTAAATGATGAAGAGGTTGACTATAAATTCAGAACAAGGTCACTTGGTCCAGATACTTGTAGAAGTACCGCAGGATGTTTCCCAGATTTATATGTTGAACCTAATATGAAGATGGTGATTGACACAATCAATAAATTTGAATACGGAGAATGATAGTTAAAATGCTGTTAACTTTGGACTTTGACCCAGCTACTGGAGAGTATAAATCTCTAAAGCAGGAAATTGTCAAAGAAGAAGTAAAGACTAGAACAGTCAAGGAAGAGGTTCCAGAGACATCTGAACCGCAAATTACCCTAGACCCTAACAAGTACATACTTAATAAAGCAGCTGCCCAATTAATGGGAGTTGCTTGGGAAGATAGACTCAGTATTAAATATCAGAAGATTGACGGAATCACTTTCCCCGTTATAGGAACTGATGAAGCCTTTGGAACTAAGGGTGGAAACAAACTTACTAAGAGTCTGTCTGTCAGCTGTAGAGGGAAAGCTAATGACATGCTACGTCAGTATGGCGATACATTTACAGTAACTACGATGAAAGGTCAAGACGACCTCTTCGTATTAGTTGGTAATGCTGAAAGGCCGGAAGAGCCTGAAGTAGATAACATAGAGGTATTAGAAGATGAAAGCGACAACATTGATTTGCCGTTAGACACAGAGATTGGAGATGAGTCAGCTAAAGAGATTGACCCATTAACTTTTGAACTTTAATACTTATAAACTATGTCAATGAATTTCAACTTATCCAACACTAACGGTACATCATCAATCAAACCTAGACTGAAACCTTGGGAAATCCATACTGTACTCTTTAAGGGTGTAACTTATAGCGAATTCGCTGGTAAGAAAGACCCAAGTACTACTTGGAAGACCATGAAGATTTCGTTTGAGAATGAGAATGGAGTATATGAAGAGACTATATTCTGTCCTAAAGAAGGTGATGATGTGAGACCAGTAACCTCTAATGGTGGGGTAGAACGTGAGAATCCGTCTAATTTGGAGAAGTTTAAGTTTATGTTAGCTCATGTTGGAGAACAACTATCTCCTAAGAAATATGAGAAGTTTAAATCTATGACCTTTGCGCTTCCCGATGAATTTGAGAAGCTAGCTAAGACTTTTATTGAGATTACCAAGGACGCTGTTAATAAGCAGACTAAACTGAAACTGATTGCTAATAAGAAGGGTGAACCTTGTTTGCCATACTTCGTTAATATTAGTAAAGCAGGTGATGCTTATATCTCTAATAACTGGTTGGGTGATAAGGTCTTCTTCTCTGATTACGAAACTAATCAGATGAATAAACAGAAGAGTAACGGTCCTACAGATATGCCGGGAACAAGTTCTGATGATTTTGGGGTAGCAGGAGACGCTGCATCAGCTAATTCAGACCTTGACTTTGATGTATAAGAAATAATTAGTAACTTTAAGGTTCTAACATTAAGTATCGAATCAATATGGTATTAGAGTATGAACCTAAAATTACTAAGA